GACGTGCAGCTCTGTTGCTGGATGCGCCCCGCTTTTGAGAAAGTCGGTATGAAATATGCACCTAAAGAGGAGTCGATGCTCTTTTCTTTTGAGCATTTGTCCCCCATATTGCATAAGGACATTGATTTAACCAAGGTATTCGGGCAGCACTCCCGGTTTCGCAGACTCACCGGGGAGTTAAAAATGGACTGGGAGCTGCCCGATGATGTGATGCAGCAAATCCCATTGGAAGACCGTGTTTACAAGCTATTTCAAGATTACGGATATGAGATATGTCACACCCAGCGCAACAAAACTACATAAAGTCCATCTCCCAGACCTTTTTTGAGTACTTTGTTAACAGCAAAGTCCTAGAGGTTGGTTCTCTTAACGTTAACGGTACAGTTCGAGATTATTTTGTTAACCCCGCTCAGTATGTGGGGTGCGATTTAGGACCCGGACCCGGCGTGGACATTATTTGTCCAGCCCATCAGCTCCCCTACAAGGGAGGTACGTTTGACATTGCTATTTCCTGTAACTGCTTTGAGCATGATAAGAACTGGCAGCGTAGCTTTAAAAAGATGTATGAGCTATTGCGCCCAAACGGTTTATTGGTCTTTTCATGCGCTAGTACGGGGACGCCTGAACACGGCACGACAGCAACGACACCCGCTGACGCTCCGTTTACCAACGACTATTACAAAAACCTAGTCCGTCAAGACTTTGAGGCGTCCTTTGATTTAAAAGGAATGTTTCATAACTACGCCTTTCCTGACGGGGAATCTAGGTCGGATTTGTACTTTTGGGGTCAAAAATGCAACGAGTAAGAAGCAAGGCTGAACTCATGCGCCAGATAAAACGCTTCTTCAAGGATGAAGACCGTGGAATCTCAATCGCCTTATTCGCAGAGGTTTGTGGACTAAGTGTGGACTTACTTCGTAGCGTCTTTATTGACGAAACCCAGCCAATGACTGAGCGCACCCAAATCCGAGTTGACCGTGCATTGAACCATTACATTGCTGGCGACATTGCCGTAATGCGCCACCGATACTACAAAACCAAGCGGGTCGTTTATAGGGAAGAACCAAAGCCCGTAGCCAAGCGTAATTTTCAGCTAACCGTTAGTGGCGGAGAGATTAAGTTAAAGGTCGGACTAAAAGCCAAGGGCGATTACTCTGACCCGCATTTAGATGAGTTGTTAAAGTGATGAAAGGGGAATAAGATGCCAGTAAAGAATGACTACAAATGCGATGTTCATGGGTTTTTTGAGTCCACCAAGCCGGTTTGTCCGCATGGTTGCACTACCGTTCAGGTAGTATTTTTGCAACCAGTTGGTCTAAAATCGGATAGGACCAAGAACAATGACCGCACGGTGCAACAGTTAGCGATGGATTTTAATATGAGCGACATAAAATCGGTTAAGGAAGGCGAAGCGCAGCCACCACGGTTTGCCAAGCAACAGCCTGAAAATCCATTTGCCGTCCGTTGGGGTAGCCCGAACCAAATTAGCCAGTTCAACACAAAGTCGATTAACGGCGAAATGGTCAATGGCTTACAAGCCGTCAAGTCTAGCGCTGAACTGAAGGGTCCAAAAACTGCCTCGTATATCGCTGACCATCAAAATCTTAGCTTGAAGGATGCCTCGTGAAAATCCCAAAGAATGACGTTGAACGTGAACTGTTTTACATCAACTTAGCGTTTAAATGTAACGTTACACGGGAAACACGCCGTTCAGATTACATGGTGCAGCGCTCGTTTTACCTTTTTGGTAGCGAGCCAGAGGAACCGCCAGCGTTATTTAACAAGATTTATCCGCACATTGACCAGCTTTCGAGTTTTATTTACTCAGCCGAAACTACACGATTCTCGATAAACATTGGGGCTTCGGTCAATCCAGCCGAACATCACAAGATTCCCGTGCTGACTAAGGCGCTGAACAACGAGTGGATGAACTCTAACGCCGATGCCGTATTCTCCATGGCGTTGAACTGGGCGCTTTGCTACAACTCCACGTTTATTAAGCTCGTTTACAAGAACGGTATTCAGCCATATATGGTTGAACCCGGTGCAATGGGCGTTTTACGTGAGGACGTTACTGGATTAGACCGTCAAGAAGCCGTTTTGCAAGTCTATTACATTACTAAGTCCGAACTGTATAACCGTTTATACAGCCACCCACGTAGGGATGAGATTGTTGCACGGGTTAACGCAGTACAGCACGAGCGCACCGAGATTCCTGAAGCAATGGATAGGATTATTACGAGTTCTGTAACCCCAACCATTTACGGTAACGTCAATATGGACTTGGGCGGAATGAACAAGTACAAGCCTACCGTAGCCGAAGACACGATTGAGATGCGTGAGCTATGGGTATGGAATGACGATACCGAAGACTACCAGTGCGTAACCATTGCTGACCCAGACGTAGTGATTTATGACCGTCCGGGCGAGAGCTTGTTCCTAAAAGGCGAACTACCCTTTATCCAACTAGCTCCAAACCCACAGTACGACTACTTCTGGGGTCAATCCGAAGTACAAATGTTGATTTTCTTACAGCAAATGCGTAATAAGCGCATGACTGAGATTCTTGACTTGTTATCCAAGCAAGTAGCCCCGCCAACCGCCTTAATTGGCTTTACAGGGATACTCGATGAAAAGAACTTTGCCCTCAATCGAGCAGCTGGACTTCTCGCAACCGATAGTCCAAACGCTAAAATCGAACAGCTCGCCCCGTCCATACCTAACGATTCATATAGGGAGATTGCTGAAATTGATGCTATGTTCGCAGAAGCTTCCGGCATCAGTTCTGTTCTACAAGGACGAGGAGAATCAGGGGTTCGCAGTGCTGGACACGCAAGCCAACTTGCCCGTCTGGGTTCATCCAGAGCCAAAAAGCGAGCATTGATTGTTGAGGATAGCCTTGAAAAAGTAGCCACCTTGTACCTCAAGCTCATGCAAGTCTATGACAACACGACTTACACGGATGACAGGGACATTAAGTTTATTGCTAACCAGTTCACCAAGGACTTTGTAGTGAAGGTCGATGCCCACAGCAATAGCCCTATCTTTACCGAGGACTTGCGGACATTGGCGTTTAACCTATTCCAAGCCCAAGCGATTGACCGTGAATCATTGCTTGACTTGTTAGAACCACCAATGAAACAATTACTCATAGAGAAGTTGCGTATTAGGGAGCAAAAGGAAGCTGAAATGGCAGCGATGCAACCGCCAGAAGGCGCTCCACCAGCACCCCCATCCGCACCTGAGATGCCAACGGAGGAATAATATGGCTGCACCCGTAGATGGAATTAGTCAAACCGTAGGACCTCAAGACCAGCCTCGCTTGTCTGCACAGGCTTTGCGTCAAGATGAAAAACCAGCGTCATTAGGTATGACCCGAACTATTGCCCGTCAGTCTAATGTTTCTCAACCCCGTAACTACCGTAGCATGACAAGGAGATAAGCATGATGTACAGTCGCAAAATGATGCGTGGTCGTAAAACCCGTAGATAACACGTGTGGGACCTCCCGGTGGAGAGCCGATTCCACCATCTATTTGTGCAAAATAATTTTTTTTGTTATAAAGCGAAGTAAGTACTTACAAAGGTTCGATTATGGCGATGGAAGAAAAATTGATGGAGCTAATGGCTGCGGGTCAAAAGGGTCCGAAGAAGTTAAGCGAAATCGAAATCGAGATGAAGGGTAACGGAGAGGAAGAAGACGAGGAAGAAGGCGGCATGGATGCCGAAGAAACCCCTCCAATGGCTTCCCCAATGTCCACGCCAGAACCAAAACTAGGCTCCAAAGAGGGAGCCATGATTAATATTCAGATGGCACTAGACTTATTGCAACAGTCTTTGCCCGCAGTCGGTAGTGAAAGCGCAGAAGGTAAAGAACTTACCAAGGTTATTGGCAGCCTGTCCAAAGCATTTGGCAGCCGTGAAGCCAAGACCCGTGAGCTGATTCCAGCCGAGATTATGCAGATGATTCAATCTTTGCCTCAAGCTGGCGGAGCTTCACCCGAACAGCGAGTCGCAGCATTAGCCCCTTTACCGGGTACTCAACAACCACCAATTCCAATGTAAGGAGTCATTATGGATTTGTTTAAACCTCGTGGAGCTGCAGCACCACGCCGTCCAACGGATAACTCGCAGCAAAACGGTCAGATTACCAATACACCACGCTATAGTCAGTTTGGTGGATTGGACACCGCAAGCAAGATTGGCAAGAAGAATCAGTATGCCATCGTGCCTCCCGGTGACGGCAAGAAAGTAATTTAATTTTTAAAGGGGATTGATTATGTCATTAGAAGATTTAAGTTTAGAAGCCCGTGATGAATTGGCAGCGTTAGCTAAGAAATTAGCCGACAACCCCAAGACACGTAAGGAGTTTTTGCGTTTAACCAAGTCGGTTAATCCAGACCTTCCCATTCCCGAATTGGAGATTGAAGACCGTACTTCTTCCGCATTAGACCAAATGCGAGCAGAAAACGAGGCTATCAAAGCGAAACTTCGTGAACGTGAAGCTCTTGAAACACTTGAAAAGCGTAGAAGTTCACTTATCAAAAACGGTCTAGTTAAGTCTGAAGAAGACATTTCTGCAGTAGAAAAGGTCATGCTCGATAAAAAGATTGCTGACCATGAAACTGCAGCGGAATACTGGAATTGGATGAAACAAGCTGCCGAACCAACTGGCAGTGCGTATCAGCCAAATACCATGGGTAAGTGGGATTTAACGAAGTTTATGAAGAACCCAGTGGGTGCAGCAAGGGATGAAGCGTTCAAGGCTTTACACGAACTGCGTAAACCAAACCGTCCGATTGGGTTGTGATGGGGATTCAATTTTTTAATTTTGGAGAATAGCTATGCCAATAGGCGGAGGTATTATTCCAGCAACAGGGTCAAGTCAGTACAACGAACTTACTTACGTAACTCGCCGTGCCTTTATCCCGAAGCTGGTCGTACAACTTTATAACTCGACTCCACTATTAGCTGCTCTACTGGCTAACAGCCAACAAGCAACTGGTGGTGTGTCGTCCGTAACCGTACCCGTACAAGGGTCGCAATTCGTTAACGCTCAGTGGTCTGATTACAGCGGTTCGTTTGCACAGCCAGCAGTTCAGCAAGGTGCATACAACGCAGAATTTGACCTCAAGCTGATGATTGCCC